ATTATGAAAGGCAAAAGCTATATAGATAAAGTTTTAACAAGGTCTATACATAATGTAAATAAAGACAAAAATAGATAAAATGAGTTTTAAATCTAACAGACTTTACTCCAGAAATGAGAACTTGCAAAACTACGTTGATACAAACGAGGCTAGAACAAAGGCTTCTTTTGAACAAGGTGGTTTTAATGATGGTACTCCATGGTGGCAAAAAGAATCTTACTTAAAAGCTACGGGTAAAGGAACTGGTGATATGGAAAAACCTGTTGAAAAGCAAGTTTGGGCTAATGGCATGGGCGATAATATTGTTGGTGCTTATGAAAGTTGGCAGTTACCAGATGATTTAAGGTATGATAATAGATATGTTTCTGATAAAGACAAACAGGGTATGGATTATTTTAAATTTCAAAATAAAAAAAGATATCAAGATCAACAACAACAACTACAAACATACGGAACAGCCGGTCAACCAGTAATTTCAAATGAAACTATGAATACAAATAACACAGACAACAACCAGCAGTTTGGAATGGCAAACAATGCTATGGCTCAACAACCTCAAGGTAATACTTTTTCAATGGGGGCTATAAATGCTGCTAGCAATATTTATGGAAATTTAGCAGAAAGAACCGCCTTTGTAAACTCACCTAGCCCAATAGCTTTAAAAACAAATATTGATCCTTCTAACGTTTATAGCGCAGTTAACGAGTTGAAAAATACAATGTCACTTGGAGCGCTTGATGGCAAAACTAATTACATGAGAGATACAGGCCGAACTGGTTCAACTTTATCTTTACCTAGTTTACCAACTAGAAATACAGGTGGAAGTGCTAGTGGCGGAAGTTATTCTAACCCTAGAGGAGTTTCGAGTACTTCACCAGGAACAAACGTAACTGTAAACACAGGTGGTAATGATAGTGGAAATAGCGGCTACTCTTTTTTAGATAATAACGTGGATATTAAAGTAACAAATCCATATAAAGATCCTTTTTGGGGAACTTACAAAAGAGATAAACAAACTTTCGCAAATAGAATTCAAGATGCTAAGGACAAAGGGCAACTAAACAAAGCAGCTAGAATAACAAGAAGAAGAGATAACTGGCAAGACAGGCAAACAGGTAAAGGTACTGGTGTCGGTAATTTCTTAAGATCTATTAATATATTTAAAGGTAAAAACTAAAAATTATGAATCACGACATTGAAAAAATAAAAAGCAATCCAAAATTAGACGGCCAAATTGGTGAAAACGCTATATGGGACGGACCTCTAGACAAAACTGGATTTCCAATGGGTAAAGGATCAAGCAGTGGTATATATGGACTTCAAGTTTCAAAAGCACCTTGTGAGTGCGGAGCTGGTATGCCAATTACTAAAAGAGCAAAATTAGGGTAGTGGCAACTTCACCAATAAAAAAAATAAGTTCAGCTTGCAAGTCTGCAGCTAAAAGAAAGTTTAAAGTATGGCCAAGCGCATATGCTTCTGGCTGGGGAGTGCGTTGTACAAAAGCTGGAGGTCCTAGTAAATTTGGTGGTAAAAAGAAAAAATAATGCAAGGATATAAGCAACCTTTTAATTCACCTGTCTTAAAAAGATGTTGGTCTGGTTATTCTGCGGTAGAAGGTAAAGATCCATATAGTAAAGGTAGCTGTAAAAAAAACTCGCCAGTTAAAAAGAAAAAACAAAAAGGCGGAGGAACCACTAAAACTTGTTTACCAGCTTCTAAAATAAGAAGTATGAGTAAAGAACAAAGACAAAAGCTGGTTAACTCTAAAAAAGCAGCTGGAGCTAAAGGTAAATATAAAAGATCATCAAAAACTAATGTAAAAGGTGCTCGTAAAAAAGGCGCTACATTACGTGACTGGTTTGAAAAAGAAGACTGGAGAAGAGTAGATGATCCATCAAAAAAATGCGGAGAATAAATCATGACTTGGCTAAAAAGAATAAAGGAATCATCATCAATAGAATCACCGTTACATAAAAACGAGCCTAGAAAAACCACCAAAGGTAAAGGTAGAAACTTTAGAACCACCGAAGAGGGCGCCGGTATGACAGAAAAAGGTGTTAAAGAATATAGAAAGAAAAACCCTGGTAGTAAGCTTAAAACAGCTGTAACAGGAAAAGTAAAACCAGGCAGCAAAGCCGCTAAACGTAGAAAATCTTTTTGCGCTAGATCCAAAGGTTGGACAGGAGAAAGAGGTAGAGCAGCGCGTAAACGCTGGAAATGTTAAAATAAAAAATTATGCCATCACCAATTAGAAAACATCACGACAAAAAAAACGTATTACAAGACGATGGGTCTTCAATACAAGTATCATCAAGCGATCTACAAAAAAGAGGTGTAGATGCTATTAAAAGTCAAATGTTAAAAAACAATCCTCCAGGAAGTGAAGGAAGAAGAAATGTTTATGACAAATTAGACTGGAAATATGATAACACTATACCAAAAACATTTGGAGAAAAAGTAAGTGACTTTGCTAATACTGCTAAGAAGTTTGTTAATAAGAATAAATTTAAACTTGCAGATGCTGCAACTGGTGGATTATTTAGTATTGGTAAAAGTGTAGTAGATAAACTCAAACAATAACAACACAAAACAAAACAAAACAAAATGGGAAATTATTCAGGAAACCACCCGAGATATTCTTCGGGTCAAAAATACGATGCTAGAGAAGCTTACAACAAAGATCTTACTGCTAAAGCTAGACTACATTATTTAGAAAATAGTGAGCACGATAAGTATAGTCATCCGGCTAAAAAACATTGTGTAGCTAAAATGTACGGAGAACCAGCTGCTAAAATGTATGGAGATCCAGCTGCTAAAAAATTAGCTGTAAAAGATATGCCAGATGCTCAAAGAAAAGCTGTAATGGCTAGTAAAGTTGAAGCCGCCGCTAAAATGGATCACGCTCCTAAAAATTTAGGTTTTATAAAAGCTGAAACATTAAAGAAAAATCCAGATGCAACAACAATGGAAGTAGACGGTAAAACAATGCCTATAAAAAACTTAGCTGATTCAAGTGATATTAAAGACATGTCTGGAGCTTATAACGCAATGGGCGATGCTAATGATCCAGCTATGATGAAAGGAGATCCTATCATGCTTAAAAAGATCCATGCATTAAAAATGAAAGTTGACAAAGGACTTGAATTTGGATTAAAAGGATAACAGTAGGGTGCTGTAAAACCCAAGTCAAACAAATCATTAACAAAAACAAAACAAAACAAAATGGCAAAATTCATTAAATTTAACGTAGTAAACACTGCTGATGCAGCTGCTTTACTAACTCAAGGTACAAAATTAATCAATGTTGATCACATTGGAGACGTGTCTTACAATGCTTCAACAGGTGTTGTAACCGCAGTTTTAACTGCTGCTGCTGGTGCTTTTGGGGATGCTGCGGCTTCTGCAGGTATTTCTGCAAGAGTTTTAACAGCTACTGTTACAACAACAAAAGATGGAGGTGCTGGAGTACCAACTATTACAGACGGTGCTTACGCTCCAGACAAAGCTATCTATTCAGCTATGACTGCTAACCCAGGTGGAGTTGTATCTACAGCTCAACTAGGAAAAGATCAAGCTGTTCCAGCAAAGCAAATGTACTGGTCAACTTGGTCCGTTGGAACTGTCGACGACGTATAAAAACTAACCATCAATTAAATATATCCTCGCGGCTTAACAGTCGCGGGGTTTATTTATAAAAAAACAATATATGGGTTCACCTATAAAACACTGTTGGAGTTCTTTAATGCATAGTCCTAATTGGAACAAAACAAGAAAAAGATCTGGCTCTGGAACTGGAAATGACGCTTCGTTGAAAGCAGCTAAAAAGAAAAGAACTTCTCCTTTAAAAATGGGTTTTAAAATGAAAGGGTCTCCATATATTAAAGAAGAATACAATACACCTATAATGCATGTAGACATGGGTGATGATACTTTAGGTATGGCTACTAGTAATGGAAGTATACTTATAAACAAAGACATAAAAGACCCAAAGCAAAAACAAGACGTTATAGATCATGAAATGGTTCATATTAAGCAAATAAAAGATGGTCGACTTGCTTATGATGATGATAATGTTTATTGGGAAGGTAAAAAATATTCTAGATCTCAAATGAACGAAGGAGCTAAAAATCTACCTTGGGAAAAAGAAGCTTACGATAAAACTAAAAATGCTTAGTTATGGGATTAAAAAAAGGTTATTTTAAAAATTTAAAAGGTGGTGTAAATAACAGCCCTATAAAGTTCCATGATGGCACTAAACACCCAATTGGTTCACTAGACAAAAAAAGACCAAGTGTTCAAGTAGATAACACTAGAGTTAACAATAATTTTAATTTTAATAAATCTAATATAAAACAAGACTTAAGTTTGACTTCAGAAGCTGAAGAAGCAAAAGAAAGATACAGCGAAAGGCAAAGAATGACTGAAGATTATAGAAACTACATACTAGATGAGTTAAAAAAGAAAAACCCAAATGCTAGTAATGAAGAATTAGAGTCTTACGCATTTAGTGGTCAGTTTGGTTTAACACCTACTCAAGCTTACTATGGTCTTAAAAAAGATGAAACTAAAGATAAAGATTATGTTTCTGACAGAAGCAAACCAAGAAATCCATATGTAAGCACTGGTTATGAGCTTTCTAATTTACAAGATCAAAGTTGGTCTCCAGATATGGAATATGCTATTGGTTACACGGATCAAAGATTTAATGTTGAAGATCCAAACATTGAATTATCTTTATACGGAATGAGCGAAGATGAAAAGCAAAATTATTTTCAAAATAAATTAGAAAATAGTGGTTTAGATATGACAGATCCGGCTAATCAATATTTAGTACAATCCGCGCAACAAGCTTTAGATTGGGCTGATCACCCAGTGACTAGAGAAAGATATACACAACAAGCTCAAAAACTAGGTTCATTACCTGTTGATTTTAATAGAAAAAATGTTAGATATGGTGACGATTTAAACTCTCAAATGTTTGGCGAAAACGTAGAGCAAGCAGGTGAATTAGCTAGTGAAATGGACATGGATATATCTATAAATAGAATGGTTAGTAATTTAGGAATACAACCAAAGGTGATGTCTGCAGGTAATTACGGTCAAGCTAAATCTGATGTTTTAAATAGTGATTTAAGAAACCTTTTAAACCCTAGAAGTGAATTCGGTGGAGGTGGTTCAATTTCTTCTACAGGTGATATTATAATAAACGAACAGCTTATACCAGGTGTTGGAAGAGATCTTTCTTACGATAATTATGGAGGTGAAAATGAATACAACAGAGCGTTACTAAGCGGTGTTAATGTTGGTGAGCATGAACTATTACATAAATCAGGTAGAGATCACGCTATGGACCCTTATTTAAGATCTAAATTAAGATTAAAAGCAGGTCCAACAACACAACTAAAAGGTTATTTTACTCAGTATGGAGAGCTTTACAATAATTTTCATCAATTTAGAAGAGCTTTGAATATGGAACCTGGAGAACAATTTGACAAAGAAAAGCTAGAAAAAAGAATAAAAGAAAACAACTTAGAGCAAACTGAGTTTTATAGAACATTTGATCAAGATAGTTTAATAGATGCTTTAAACACAGTTGCTTCTAATAACAAAAAAAATCCTGGAAAAACTAAATTTGATGAGTTAAAAATGAATAAACTTTTTGAATCTGATGATTTTGGTTCTTTTGCGTAAATAATTATAAAACATGTAATTATATAAATATAACTATTAAATATAATTATATGAAAAAAATATTATTAATTTTATTATTATTTTGTTTTTTTAGTGTAAAAGCTCAAGATTATAATAAATTCAAAGGTCATTGGGTTACTGAAAAATCAGAAATAAATCTTAGAATATATTTTAATAAAGCTCAAAAAAAATTAGTTTTTTGGCAATACAAAGAAGTTGAAACCTTAGACTATTACAACTGTAAAATAAAATCGTATAAATACTTGCCAATAAGATACACTGGAAAAGAAAACGGTAAGCTAAAAGGCATAATTTTATATTGGTATAATCAAAATGAAAGCGCTTATTTTGAAACAACATATGAGTTAGTAGAAAAAAATAAATTAAAAGTTGTTTTTAAAGGAGATTATAATTTTACATACTATTATAAAAGAAAAGAAATATAATGAAAAAAATTTGGCAATGGCTTACAGGTTCCGTCATAAAAGAAGTTGGCGAGGTTTTAGACAATCTTACAACAACTAAAGAGGAAAAGCTTGAAGCTCAGCGTCTTATTACAGAAATATTAGAAAAAGCCGACAAAGAAGCACAAGAGCAAGTTACAGCAAGGTGGCAAGCGGATATGGCGTCAGATAGTAAACTATCTAAAAATATACGCCCTATGGTCTTAATATACCTAACAGTAATATTTACAGCTTGTGCTTTTTTTCATGGTAATATAGGTGAATTTAAAATATCAGAAGAATATATACCAATATTCCAAACACTTCTAGTAACTGTTTATGGTGCTTATTTTGTTGGAAGAAGTTGGGAAAAAACAAAAAAAATAACAAACAAAAAAGATTAAATAATGGGACAATACGGAAATCAACCTGATTTTATAACTAACGACATACAAACTGTAACACCAGTTGCTGCAGCTTCTTTAACTGCAGCAGATTCATTAAATGGATCAATTATATATGTAGGTACAAGCTCTAGCGCTGATCTTCAAGTTATACCTGCTGGATCTGTTGGATCTAGTGGTTCTGGTTTACCTGGTTTAGCTCAAGCAATTACGTTTAAAAATATACCGCAAGGAGAGTGGTTTCCTGTGGTTGTTGACTACGTTTTGTCTAATGCTACAACAGCAACCGACTTGGTAGCAGGAAAATAAAGTATAGAAAATCTATACGTTTTTAAATTAAATTAAATTAAATTATGGCTAAAAAAGTTAAAAAACTTAAAAAAGAAGAATTAGAATTGTTAAATAAGCAACAAGCAGATATAGGTGAAATGCTTAAAAGTCTTGGTATTTTAGATGTTCAAAAAATGAATTTACACTCTAGAGTGAAGATACTAAGTGACGAAATTGAATCTACTAAAAAAGATTTAGAAGATAAATATGGTTCTGTTAATATAGATTTATCAACAGGTGAAATAACTCCAATAGAAAAAGAAAATGCCTAGTAATATAAGAAAAATTAGCATTGGTTCTGATTATAAAAACGATGCAATGCATTATTCTGTTGGTCAAATAGTTTACGGTGGTCACGAAATATCACATATACTTTTAGATGAATTTGATAATTCTTATAATATACACATAAAAAAGAACAACGAGGTATTGCCATGGAAGAAGTTTAATTCTAACATGGCTATATCAGTTGAGTATGATTTAGAGTACTAATGAAAAGTCTATATGATTTTATTGTAAAACCTATAGGCGAAACTTACAACAATGAAATTAATATTGATAAAAAAAAATTAATATTAAATAGTAAGATTGAAAGTTGGAAGTTTGTAAACAGGTTTGCAGAAGTAGTAGAAATACCAAAAGCATTTAAAACACCTATAAAAAAAGGTGACACGGTCATTGTTCATCAAAATGTTTTTAGAACATTTTATGATATGAAAGGTCGAAAAAAAAAATCAAGATCTTATTTTAAAGATAATTTATACTTTTGTTCAGTAGATCAAATTTATTTATATAAAAATAAAAATGGTTATAATTCTTTTGGTGAAAGATGTTTTATACAACCTATAAAAAACAATGACTATTTAACTGCAGATAAAGAGCAAAAGCTTGTTGGTATATTAAAATACGGAAATAAGTCCTTAGAGTCGCTAGAAATAAACGAGGGAGACATTGTGGGTTATACGCCTGACGGTGAATGGGAATTTTTAATTGAAAACAAGCGACTATATTGTATGAAATCAAATGATATTGTAATTAAATATGAATACAAAGGAGACGAAAAAGAATATAATCCAAGCTGGTCAAAAAGCAGTTGAAGAATTAATTAAAGTAGCAAAAGAAGCTATTGTTGACTCAGATGACGACATATCAGCTGACAGACTTAAAAATGCCGCTGCTACTAAAAAACTAGCTATATTTGACGCTTTTGAAATATTGAGTCGTATTGAAGAAGAAGAAAACTTGTTAAACGAAAAACCTAAAGAAGTTAAAGAAGAAAAAACTTTTAAGGGTTTTGCTGAAGGAAGATCTAAGTAATGTACGAACAGAGTCTATATAAAGTTTTAAAAGATCATATAAAACCTAAAGTTCTTAAAAGAATGAATAGGTATAAAAAGTGGGAATATGGTTATAATGAAGAACACGACATTGTAATTATAAGTAAAGATGGTACTATTGGTGAGGTTTATGAAATACAAAATTTAAAAATTGCTTTACCTAAAGCTGATAATGTTTATTCTTTTGATTCTGACACATGGGAATATACTGAATACCCAAAAGAATTAAAAAAAATAAAATCAGTTTTTGATTGGGAAGAATATCCAATAGAATTTAAAGAAAAATGGTATGATTACATTGATAACGAATTTAATAAAAGAGAGCAAGGGTTTTGGTTCTATAATAAGGGCTTGGCTACTTACATTACTGGTACTCACTTTATGTACTTGCAGTGGAGCAAAATTGACGTTGGGCAGCCAGACTTTAGGGAATCAAATAGATTATTCTACATTTTCTGGGAAGCTTGTAAAGCAGACTCACGATGTTATGGAATGTGTTATCTTAAAAACAGACGTTCCGGATTTTCTTTTATGTCTTCAGCGGAAACCGTTAACATGGCGACAATTACGTCAGATGCACGGTACGGTATCTTGTCTAAGTCTGGCCCCGATGCTAAGAAAATGTTCACAGACAAAGTCGTACCTATATCCGTCAACTACCCGTTCTTTTTTAAACCCATCCAGGACGGTATGGACAGGCCCAAAACAGAACTTGCCTATAGAGTACCAGCGACAAAATACACAAGAAGAAAACTTGAAACAAACCAAAAGGTTCAAGAACTTGACGGGCTTGACACAACAATAGATTGGAAAAACACCGGTGATAACTCTTATGATGGTGAAAAACTAAAACTACTTGTACACGATGAAAGTGGTAAGTGGGAAAAACCTAATAACATATTAAACAACTGGAGAGTTACAAAAACCTGTTTAAGATTAGGTGGTAGAATTATAGGTAAATGCATGATGGGATCAACATCAAATGCATTGGATAAAGGAGGTAGTAATTTTAAAAAACTATATAATGATTCAGACGTCAGAGAAAGAAACGCCAATGGAGAGACTCGCTCAGGATTATATTCTTTGTTCATACCTATGGAATGGAACTACGAAGGCTACATTGATTCTTATGGCTTACCTGTCTTCAAAACTCCAAGTGAAAATACGAAAGGTCCGCATGGAAGAAAAATAAAAATAAGTGTACTAGAGTATTGGCAAAATGAAGTTGATGGATTAAAAAAAGATCAAGATGCTTTAAATGAGTTTTATAGACAATTTCCAAGAACCGAACAACACGCTTTTAGAGATGAAGCAAAACAATCTTTATTTAATTTAACAAAGATATATGAGCAAATAGATTTTAATCAAGATTTTAAAAATGACCTGCTCGTTACAAAAGGATCTTTTCAATGGCAAAACGGAGTTAAAGATAGTAAAGTTTTATTTGTTCCTAATAAAAATGGAAGATTTAACATATCATGGGTACCTCCTGTGAGATTACAAAATATAGTAATAAATAAAAACGGAATTAAATATCCAGGTAATGAGCACATTGGTGCTTTTGGATGTGATCCATATGATATATCTGGTACAGTAGACTCTAGAGGATCAAATGGTTCTCTACATGGTTTAACTAAATTTTCAATGGAAGACGCGCCTAATAGTATGTTTTTTTTAGAATACATAGCTAGACCTCAAACAGCTGAGATATTTTTTGAAGATGTACTTATGGCTTGTATATTTTATGGTATGCCAATATTAGCTGAAAATAACAAACCAAGATTATTATATCATTTTAAAAGAAGAGGTTATAGAGGTTATTCTATGAACAGACCAGATAAGGTGTATATGAAATTGTCAGTTACAGAGAAAGAAATAGGTGGCATACCTAATTCTAGTCAAGATATAAAACAAGCGCATGCCGCAGCTATAGAGTCTTATATAGAAACTTATGTAGGTAATTTAGGTGAAAAATACGGTGATATGTATTTTCAAAAAACATTAGAAGATTGGTCGAGATTTGATATAAACAACAGAACAAAACACGATGCTTCTATAAGTTCCGGTCTAGCAATAATGGCTTGTAATAAAAACTTATACACACCTGTATTTAAAAGAAAAGTAGAGGTTAAAAATTTAGGTTTTAAAAAATACGATAATAAAGGATTTAGTTCAAAAATAATAAGATAAATGATTTACACTAATTACGCAGGTTCGTTTCCTAGTCAGGTTGTATCTGATGAAGAAAAGCAAAGTTATGATTATGGTTACGCCGTGGGTAGAGCTATTGAAGGGGAGTGGTTTTCTGGAGATAGAGGAGGTTTAGGTAATAGATATCAAAATAGTTGGTTAAACTTTCACAGATTAAGACTGTATGCTAGAGGTGAACAACCTGTTCAAAAATATAAAGATGAATTAGCTGTCAATGGCGATTTATCTTACTTAAATTTAGACTGGAAACCTGTTCCAATAATACCAAAATTTGTTGACATTATAGTTAACGGAATGTCACAAAAAATATTTGATATTAAAGCTTTTGCTCAAGATCCAGAATCTTTAAAGAAAAGAACTAAATACGCAGATGCTATAATGCGTGATATGTATGCTAAAGAAATAATTGAAGCTACAAATCAAGCCACTGGTATGAATTTTTTCAACACAAATGACACTGATAATTTACCAGAAAACCAGCAAGAGTTAGATCTTCATATGCAATTAAGTTATAAGCAGTCTATAGAAATAGCAGAAGAAGAAGCTATTGAAAATGTTTTAGCTTATAATAAATACGACTTAGTAAAGAAAAGGTTAATACAAGATTTAGCTATAATTGGAATAGGGGCTGTCAAAACAGATTTTAATTTAGCAAATGGCGTTACCGTTAACTATGTAGACCCTGCTAATTTGGTTTATTCCTATACAGAAGATCCTAATTTTGATGATATATATTATGCTGGAGAGGTTAAATCAATAAGTTTAGTTGAATTAAAAAAACAATTTCCTGGACTATCAGACGCTGAATTACAAAAAATTGAAAAATTTCCAGGTGATGCTAATTATACTAGAAATTTTTATGCACAACAAGATTCTTATAATCAAGTACAAGTTTTGTATTTTGAATATAAGACATACAGTAATCAAATATTTAAAATAAAACAAACAGATCAAGGTCTTGAAAAAGCTTTAGAAAAACCAGACACTTTTAATCCTCAACCAAATGATAATTTTGAAAGAGTAGGTAGAAGTATAGAAGTATTATACACTGGCGCTAAAATACTAGGACACGAAATGATGTTAGAGTGGAAAATGTCAGAAAATATGACAAGACCAAATTCTAATTTAACAAAAGTTAACATGAATTATTCTATATGTGCACCGCGCATGTATAAAGGAATGATAGAGTCAACAGTTAGCAGAATAACAGGTTTTGCAGACATGATACAGTTAACTCATTTAA